GTTGGTCCTTGAACTCCTGTTGGTCCTTGAACTCCTGTTGGTCCTTGAACTCCTGTTGGTCCTTGAACTCCTGTTGGTCCTTGAACTCCTGTTGGTCCTTGAATACTTTCACATTTATCCCATTTTACTCCATCCCAAAATACAAGCTCACCTCTTCTCCAATTTTTAACGCCTCCAATATCTGTATTTCCGTCTTGACTTACAATGTAAAAACTTCCTGTAAGATGAGAATTGTCTGAAGATAAAAGAGACGGGGAATTAGTTTCTGCATTCCATAATCCTAAAAAGCGTACATTATCTCTTATAGCTCTTGAAACAATAGAATTTGTATTAATGGTATTTGGTATAAAATTATTTTGTATTGTAAACACCATTTACATTTTACCAATTAAATATTTTTCACTTTCAAAGTGAAAAAAAATATATACATGTATACCCCATGTATTCACGTATTTATGTTGAGTTTTCTAAAATTTCAATTCTTGTTTTTAAATCTTTTATTTCTTTTAATAACCCTTTTATTGCTCCTAACGCTACACCATCTAAATCTATAGTTCCAAGAGATAATAATTCTTCGCCACTTTTACTTGAAGTATATGTTGAAGTTCCTTCGGTATCTAACATAGGTTTATCAAGTTGTTCATACCAATCTTGAGCCATAGGTCCTATACTACGTTTAGTTCCATTTATCATGTTATATTCATATATAGGGATATTATCTACACTTTTAAGAATTTCGTCGTAGTTTACTTCAACAATATTCTCTTTTTTATTCCTATCCGATGTACTATCCCAGACACCACTACCTGAATTAAAAAATACACCAACCCCAGATTCATTTGTAAATCTTGCACTACTGCTACCAGATGTACCTATTATAACTTGAAACGTTCTATTACCCGATAAATCATAAGCTGTACCATCAGTCCATAAGAAAGAATTACTTGAACTTACAGTGGCGTTTTGACCGCACGCAATAGAATAATTACCACTTATATCATTATTATTACCACCTAATATTGTAGAAGCTACACTTCCCCCGCTTATATCATTATTACTACCACCTATTATTGCCGAACTTACTGAATTATTTGTAATATTATTACTACTACCTGAACCTATAAAAGAATCAGATGAATTTGACGATATATTATTACTACTACCTGAACCTATAAAAGATCTATCTGAATTTGACGATATATTATTACTACTACCTGAACCTATAAAAGAATCAGATGAACTTGACGATATATTATTACTACTACCTGAACCTATAAAAGATGATAATGAATTCCCACTTATATCATTACCACTACCTGAACCTATAAAAGATTCAATTGAATTATTTGTAATATTATTACTACTACCTGAACCTATAAAAGATTTTTCTGAATTAATTGTAATTTCATTACTATTACCTGAACCTATAAAAGAATAATCTGAATTATTTGTAATATTATTATTACCACCTGAACCTATAAATGATTTGGACGAATTCCCGCTTATATCATTCTGATTACCTCCACAGATAACTGAAGCACCAGAATTACTTATTTTATTTTGATCTCCACCACAGATAACTGTGTTAGTTGAACCTGTAATTTCGTTAGCGAGACCTCCTCCTATATACGCCAAATTAGCACCACTTATTTTATTTTTATCTCCCCCAGAAACTGTAGCTTTTGCAGAATCCGTAATTTTATTTTCTTGACCTCCACCGATACTTGATGATCCTCCACCTCCACTAATATCATTTTCAAGACCACCTGAAATTACTGATGTTTCACTATCTAATATTTTATTTAAATTACCCCCGCCGATAACAGATTTAACACCACTCGTATCTATTACATTACTTCTTCCTCCCAATACTGAAGAATATGTAGCTTCAGCTTTATTGTTAACACCCATAGCTACAGATCCTAACCCTATAGGTGCAGTTTCTGCACCATTGGTGAATTGTCCAACCCTAAATGCGCCTACACCTGTATCTGAATCTTCTCCTATAAATACTAATTTATACCCTGATTCTGTAGTCGAATCAACGCCAAAAACAAAATTCTCGCCACTTGCATCAAGTTCTTTAAGTTTAATGTTATCTCCGTCTCTTTCAAAAACACCTCCAGAAACATCAATATTATTTATATCACCTCTTAATTTTTTTAATGCAGAATTTATTGTTCTCAAACTTGTAGAAGTTGAATCTTGAACATTCATATTTATTATAATATTTGAATAAAAAATTCAACAAAATATTACCCTAAAGGGTAATATATTATTCAAAAAAAATCATTATATTATTTACCTCGAACCTGTTCTATCCATCATTCTGAAACCTCTAAGTTTAGATGCTCTGGATTTTAGACGAAGTGTATATGTTGAACCTCTAACGAGGTCAGCAGTGTATGCGGGAAGGTTTTCTGTAATAGGAAGGACGAATAATCGCGAGTGAGACCCGAATCCTTGACTGAAATGAACGTCGGGAAGTTCCACTTTGTCGTCGAGAGGGCCGATAGCCCTAAATCTATCACGGGGATTTGGAGAGCCTACAGCCATTGATTCTACAGCAACAGTATAATATTGTTTGGGAAATGTAGAGTCAAAGTTGAAGAAAACAAAATCTAGCGCGTTTAAACGCCCAGGAATAAAGTGAGGCACGTTGATCCAGTGGTTGTGAGTTCTCGATTGATCGTATTGTCTATGTGGAAAACTCATTTTATTTGTTATTATACAAAATATTAATTTATAGAAATATTATAAATGAAAAAACCAGTTTGTGCAAGTTGTGAAAAATTTGACACAAAAGTTGTTAAATCTAAAGAACAATTGAAACCATCTTGGTTATCAAAAGTTGATTACGTTAAAAAATTTATTAATTCTCATGAACACCGTCTTTCATATCCCGATAAATACGATTCTGTCATTAGAATAAAATTAAACAATAAATATCAAGGTAGAAAAATATTATATTGGGGTGCAAACGAAAAATCTCACAATACACCGCTAGTCAAGGGTGCCAAGCAGGCATATGGAAATTTTGAAAACAGTGGGGTTGCAAGTATTAATAGTAAAGGCATAGCAGTTGTTAAATTAATGTGCCCTCAGGTATATAGAACGGGTCATACGTCTTCAGAAAAGACTACGTTTTTCCGACATATGCATTATGTAATAGAAAACGCTAAAGGTAATTGGGGTAATCAAATATATACAAAAATTTTAAATTGTGATTATAGTATTGACAAGTTGATATCAGAAAGAAATAGTGGATATACTGTAATTCTAAACACTTTACCATGCGAATTATACGGAAAAGATCATATATTGGGTTCATATAATCTTCCATATAATAATATAAAATCAATGACTAAAAAGGAACTTGTATCATGGATTGTAGATGTAACCGAGATACATTATCCAAAATTATATAAAAAATATATAAAAACAAAGAAAATTAACCCATCAGAAATTCATATTATAACATATTGTCAAAACAAAGATTGTAAAGCATCAACAATTGCTATTAAAAATCTCGTTGAAAAGGGGTTTGTTAATGTAAATGAATACAATGGTGGCATGGAAGAATATCGAAAGAAATTTAAACATGACTTATAATTTTGTTTCTATACTTTAGTAAGTATGGAATGGAAAAAATATATATTCAACATCGATGCATTTGTATTTATATGTCTTATTATTTTTATTATTTACATCATATATAAAAAGGGAAGAAAGACAAAATCGATTGGAATTCCATTTGTTAAAATTCCCAAATCCAAAAAATCTAAAAAGAGTTCTAGCGAAAGGAAAAAGAAGAAAAAATCCAAATTGAATAAACACGAAGAAGAGTGTAGAAGAATATTTCAAAATATATATAGAGTTGAATTTAAATCAGTTAGACCTAAATGGCTTAAAAATCCCGCTACAAAGAAAAATCTTGAACTTGATGGTTTCAATCCTAGTATAAAAACTCCAATTGGTAAAGGCCTAGCTTTCGAATATGACGGTAGACAACATTCTAATTATATTCCTCATTTTCACAAAAACGGAGTCAAAGAATTTGAATACCAAGTTATGAAAGATACTTGGAAAGACGAGAAATGTAAAGAGATGGGTGTAATGTTGATAAGAATACCCCATTTTGTAGCTTTTCACGATTTGGAAAGATATATTAGAATGATACTCAGACGTAAATGGAGTGTTACCCCTGGAAATGCTTATAAAAATTTTACAGAGTCTATTAATATATATGATTGATTCATATAGTTATTGTTTAGGGTATATAAAGATACTTCTTTAGATATATATCTAAAGAAGTATGAATTCACTCACTGACATAGACAAGTATCGACTATCAAATGCATGGGAATGTATTCTTGGACAATTTTTTAATTTATGTATAGAAAAGTCAATTGAAAATGGAAGTGGAATATCTGTATTTAAAATGTTATCAAAACATGAAAAACAAAAGGATGCTAATCAATCTAATTGCGCATATAACTATATAACGAATGATACATCTCAATGGAAAGTTGCACTAGGACCTTACAAAGATGAAATTATTGAGAGTTATGATGCTGATAAACACGTTATTATAAGCGTTCACATTCCATCTACAAATGGACAGGATGAAACTATAGGTAATACAAGAATTTTTAATAAAGAAAAAGGTAACCCTATTGAAATATTATTACAATAAAATAAATACATATCTTAGATATGGTTAATGTTAATGCGGTAGAGATTGAATCTATAGATTATGATTATGTCCCCGGGGAGAGACAGTCAAGAAGAACTTGGCAGATTACTCTCAGAAGACCTATTGAAGAAGGGTTTATACGTATTGGAATGGTAATTAAACTTCATTCTCAAGATACACCAGAGAATATTATAGAAGATGATAAATATTTTAGAGTAGATGATATACATGGTAGAGTTCTATTAGTTACTGCTCTGAATAGCATGAATCTTAGAACAGAATCCGATATACGTCTTGTCAATATAAACGAACATATTCACTCTACCCATCCTAGAGCTGTGAACCAATTTATATACAAAAATAGACCTATTGTATATGGGAATGGTCTTCATCATAAAAGAATGGGAAGAAGTCTTTATACGGCTCGTCCAATGTATCAAAATTCCGCTAAAGGGTATATATCATTTCCTCATTAGACTAATTTATATTAATCTTTATACATAAATATAAAGATTTATGGGTGTTTTTTTATTTTTTTTTATTTTTTTTTATTTTTTTATTTTTTTATTTTTATTTTTTACTATTCTTCTTCTTCGTCTTCTTCTTCGTCTTCTTCTTCGTCTTCTTCTTCGTTATCTTCTTCTTCTTCGTTATCTTCTTCTTCTTCGTCTTCTTCTTCGTTATCTTCTTCTTCTTCGTTATCTTCTTCTTCTTCGTTATCTTCTTCTTCGTCTTCTTCTTCGTTATCTTCTTCTTCTTCGTTATCTTCTTCTTCTTCGTTATCTTCTTCTTCTTCGTTATCTTCTTCGTTATCTTCTTCGTCTTCTTCGTTATCTTCCACACTTGCATCAGAATCTACTTCTTCCTCTTCCGCGGTTATATGAACTGAAATAATATTACTAAGTTTTTCATTTATAAGACGCGCTTGTTCTAGATGAAAAGAAAGTTCTTCCTGTAACTTTTTAATTTCATCTTGTTTAGATAAAGATTTAGGAGCAGCTTTTGCTTTAGGAGCAGCTTTTGCTTTAGGAGCAGCTTTTGCTTTAGGAGCAGCTTCAGACTCGTTATACGCATGCTGAAGATCAACAATGCGAGGTTTTCCAGGTTTACCATCGATGCGTTCCACACTATCAGCATCAATACCTTTTTCCTTGAGCATGTTTACCAAATCTTCTCTACTAACACGAGCCTTTTTAGAACCGTTTGGTGTCTTACGAGCAGGAAGTTTTTTAGGAACTTCCTCTTGTTTATCACCAGCTTTTTCCATTTCTTCATCGAGGCGCGCCTTCAAATCCTCAACGCGAGGTTTCCCAGACTTGCCATCACTACGTTTGACATCCTTAGCTTGAACACCATACTTCTCAAGAGAAGCAGTGATATCAGCTTTTGTTTGACGAACCATGATTGCTTTTGAAAGAGTTGATTTTCGATAGTATATTTAAATATCTATAGATGCTAATAACGGCGTGGCATCGGAAAAAAATTTCATTTTTTTCAAAATTTGAAAAAATAGTTTTTTAATAATTTGAGAAAAATGTATACTAGTTAATTTACAGTTAATATTTTGTTTGTAATTATTATATTATAATGACTACAAGAAAAATAAATGTTCCGTTAAATCAAGTCAGAGATTACAACGTAACTCAAGGTATGTCTCACCCATCTAATTTACAGATTCTTAGAGATTATGGTGTGAGATATGTTACAGTTGAAAATTCCTCTACAGAACCAATAGGAGTAGCGATATCCGCATCCGGTTTACCCGAAAGAGTTCCTCCTATAAATTTTAGTCTGGCAGGAGGTGAGATAAGACACCTTGGTATAAACTCTTTTGGAGGGCCTATGCAATTTATACATATAATTGACCTTCAGACAAAAAGAAGGGTAGCTGATCCTTATGCATTCAGAACTGATGCTAATCAATTTGTATTAAGAGATGGTATAAATAAATGGTTCGTTCATTCTTTCAAGAGACCGTCGTATTCACCCGCCAGGTAAAAATGAAATATTTAAAAAATATCAGATTAAAATATTTTATATTGTAAATGATGGAGAGGTGTAATTTTAAAAACTGCAACAAAAAGTTGCCATTGTCTTCTACTAAATGCAGATGTGGTCAAAGATTCTGTAGTAAACATAGATTACCCGAAATTCATGATTGTTCATACGATTATAAATCAGAATATAAAGATAGATTAAAACAACAAAATCCTACTATAAAGGCTGTCAAAATAATTAAAGTATGAATCGATTATATGAACTCGGATTATTGGATAAAGAAAATAAGGATTGTCAATTAACCAATTGTGATAAAAATTATCTATATGAAAAGGGGTTATTAGATAAGTGTAAATGCGAAAATAAATAGAACTTTTTTCATTCAATCGAATGAAAAAACAATACTAAAAATATTAATAACTAATTGTAAATGTCAGAAATCGAAAATTATTTTGATTCTAGTGTAGCGGTAAAAGAATTGAAAGATACTGATTTCGATGAATATGCAACTTCTAATATTAAAAATAAACATACGGGTATGGTTTTATATTACGCTCCATGGTGCGGGTACTGTAAAAGAATAAAACAAGATTATGAACGCGCGGCGAAAATATCACTTTTCTGTGATTTTTTCGCGTTTAATTGTGAAAAAAATAAACATCATTACAATAAAATCAAACAGGATACACCTGAATTAATTCAGGGATTTCCTACTATTATACTGTATAAAAACGGAGAACCTTATGAGAAATTTGACAAAGAAAGAACTGTTGATAAATTTTTAAGTGCGTGTATGGAAATGTGTAAATAAACATAAAGATAAATTATTTATATACAATATGGATTTGGATAGTATTTTCAACGAAGCATCTAAAAACTACATTGAACCGGAACGAGAGTTAAGCTTTAGTGATAGATTAATAAAAGAAATCGAGAATGATTTCAAAGGTATTAAATCAATAGAAAACGTTAGGACAGATGAAAAGAAAGTTTTGTTAAATAATCTATCCAAGTATGAAAATCTTCTTAGGAAATTAAATAAACAAAAGAGAAATATAAAAATTTCAAATTCTTCTAGAAGACAACGTGTAATGGAAGAAATTAGAAACAAAAAGATTGATCTTCAAAATAAAATCAACCAGACAAAACTACATTTAGATGATTTGGCTATAGAATGTGGAGAAGATGAAGGAATAAAGAAAGCAAAAGCTCAATTTCAAAATAAAGATTCGGAACCTTACAAGTCTTCGGGAATGACTCCATACGACCAAGACTTTTTTTAAAAAAATGAAAAATATAATTTTTGTTTACAAGTATTGTGTAAACAACCAGTAATCATGACAAACACTATTAAGATTTCCGAGCCTATCCAGGCTAAAATTAGAAAAAATTTTATTAAAAATATTACCGATAACGATAATGGATATTTCTTTTTTAGACGCGTAGAGAGATATTTTGGTATTAACGAGCCTGTGATTTATAAGTATTCTTCACCTGGTAAATATCATGAAATTTCTCGCGAAGAATATGAAAAACTCACACCCGAAGAGCGTTTAAGATATATCAATATCAAGTATAGAAATTTTACCGCTAAAACACGCGCTAATCCCATCCGTGATGATAAATTTGACGGGATAAATATTTATCTGACGAAATATACTTATTCAGAAATTGACGTTTCTAAAAATTTTACTTTTGAATTTGGTGATCATAGAAAATATGGCGCCCCTTGCACTCCAATACCAAATGACTTGATATTTGGATACATATCAAAGGATACTTATAATAATTATAAAGAAAAACATAACGACGACCCAAAATTTCAATTAAGAGCTGATAAATGGTTTATAGCATCAGAACAGTTTCTTAGAGCTTGGACTCTGATAGTAAACGGTAATGATGATATTAGTGTTAAAGTTCCTGCCAAATATATTGGTACAGACGAATACGATGTTGTTCTTCGTAAGAAGCGATTTCAAAGCAGTCGATTGATGACAAATACACTTCTTAAACGGCAAATTCTTCAACTCGAAAAATCGGGTAAGCCTCTTTCTGAAGAAGAGGTTGATGATTTATTCTGGTTTAATAGAACAGAGTTTGTTTCCAGACAATGGGTTGACGTCTGGGCTTGTATGGTAACTATGCTTACATATGGAGAAATTCCTTGTTATTTCAATAGGATGATTGCATATGATTCTGAAGTTCAGAGACCTAGATGGAATATACCAGATGATTTAGTTCGCATGTTTTTTGTAAGGTTTGCGGACGATATTGAAACAAAAGATTTAATCGGTTATGATGAGTATATAAAAAGCGTAAATTTGGATTCTAAAAAATTATTTTTCGAAAATATCACTTCTATCGTATTTAATGTACCACAATGTAATATGTAATATATAATATAAAAATCTTTACCCCGAAGGGTAAAGATAAATTTAAGTTATATATTAATATAATTATGTTAATATTTAATATAATACAATATACTAAAATGGCCGAGTTAACCGTGAATGAACAGATAATCTTAGCCAGAAGTAGACAATGGACACCTGAAGTTGATAAACTTTTAAGAAATTGGAAACGTAGAATAATGCTAAGAAGAAATGGTCATAATAATATTGCAAGAAAATGGTCTAAACGTCATTATACGATAGGCGTTCCAGCTACGATCATCACAGCTATAACATCAACAGGTGTTTTATCTACATTTAGAAATTGTGATGAAAATACGGATGATGGTACTTGTGATTTGAACCAATATCTTCGTTTAAGTATAGGTATAATTGGATTGGTAGATGTTGCCTTAACAGCTGTTATGACATTTATGAATTATCAAGAAGCAGCGGCGGACCATAAAGATGCCGCTGATAATTACGACTCTTTATATGGAACAATAGAAAGTTTGTTAACAATGCCTATATCGATTAGAGGAGATCCGGTATCAACTCTTCAGACTATACGCAAAGAATATGATGATAATGTTAGAAAATCTCCAAATCTTCCAGGAGAATATCAAGAATTATCTTATAGAGTATTGGAACAAAACACACAATCTGCGAATCAAAATAGTTTTATTATACCAAAACCCACTGCTAAAGATATTAACACGAGAAACGCTGAAGGTAGTATGAGAACGACAATCTTGAAGTCTGTTGTAGATGATATTATGAATCCAGACAAGGACAATGAATCAACTAGAACGTCATCTACATCATCAGAAGAATACGAAACAATTATTGCACAAGAAAACAATTTTGATTCGGATGACGATGATAAACAAGTTTGCTTATCATTCGATTTGGATAGAGTTTCAAGTATAAGTTCAACGGTAGGGGATTCATTGGAGTTATATAATTATGAAAGAAATATGACAAGATCTAGATTGAGATCTTTATCTACAAATTATAATAATAGATCTAAAAGTATAGACGAAGGTTATTTAAGTAGAATTAAACAAGGCATAAAGCGTGTTTCTAAAAAAGAGGAGGTATAAATTTACGGTGAAAGTTCTGATGACCATCAGAACTTATATTTAGTTATTAGTTTTAATAATTATGGATTTTCTAATGCTAAAACTCTTGCGAGTAAATCAGAAATCTGCGATTGCTGAGTTGCATTTTCAGCTTGAAGAGCTGAAATCTGCGATTGTTGAGCAGAAATCGTAGTTTCTTGCTCTTCAAGTTTTGAAATCACACCTTTTAATCCAGCCAAAGTTATACTATTTACATCAGAATTTGTAATTTTTAATTTTTGGTCTTCGGGTTTTGTTGAACAATATGTTGAAACTGGATTTCCACTTATATCAACTGTCAAATTCCCGTCGTCCAAACAATCGTAAAAATTTTGAGCCATAACACCCAAATTTCTTGTGGAATACCCTTTATAACTCCACTCGTAAACTTTTAGGTTTTTGACTTTATTCATAACTGTGGTGTAATCAAGTTCATTGTAATTTTCTTTGAGGTTTATATCACTCGGAAATGTCCAATCGGTTTGTCCTGCAAGCAAACTTGCACCCACCAACTGATTACCACTACCAAAAGTTCCAAAAAATACAGCTAATTCATCACTAACATTCTGGTACGCATCAACGAAAAAACCATCGTTATCAGTTATTGTACTATCTACAACATTAACGCCCAAATCAATCCTTTTACCATTACCCCACCTAAAACAATTATCACCCTGTGATCCTGTATTTGCGCCTAAAACAACGTTATTATCTCCAGTACTACTTGCATTTCGACCTAATATAAAATTATAATTACCTTCAGCTGTATTACTCCCACCAGAAACAAAACAATCAACACTGCCATTTATATTATTATTACCACCTCCTATTATAGCACAACGAGTGCCGTCTGTAATTGTATTATTATCACCAGCTGCTACAATAGAACCGTCTCCAGAAACAGCGTTATCTACTCCTAAGACAATACCAAATCTACCATTAACGGTGTTATTCAAACCATGAACCAGGCAATACTCAGCACAATTTTGAGCAGCAGCATTTACATTATTACCAGGTTTAATAACGTTTCCTTCACCGCCTAAAATAACAGAACCTCTCATTTTGGATGTACCAGGCAAAGCAGCAAATTCTATTCTATTACCCAAACCTCCACCAATTACGGTATATTCACCTTTACTAATATTATTTCGTCCTCCAAGTACAGCAGAATAATTACCTCGAGTAGTATCAACAAATTTTTCAGATGTAAGCATTTTGGTTTTGGTTAAAGCAATACCGTAAAAATTAGCAATATCCAAATCATTTTCATCTATAGCCGGTGTTATATCATTATTATTATTTAGATAGTACCTAATACCAGGATTTAGATTTGTATTAAAAGAATTAACTACCGCATCAGATACTGGAAATTTAATAGCACCAACTTCATTTGGACCAATTGAATTACTAAATACAGTACCCGGTATTTGATACCTACTACTAATACCACCTACAAATTTTGCGATAAAAATATCAAATAAACCACTTGCAGTTAACTCACCTGCATTCCCGAAATCAGCTGTACCCCTAAGGTACCCTGTAATATAAGAATTACCGAAATTATCAACGGCGATACCATAACCTACGTTAGTAGAATTACCACCAGCTCCTTCAGCCCAAATAAAATCACCATTAGAATCAAGTTTTGCGATAAAAATATCAATTGGACCACTTGAAGTTAAAATAATATCATCCCCGAAATTAGCTGTACCTTCAAATAGCCCTGTAATATAAGAATTACCGAAATTATCAACGGCGATACCATAACCTTCGTCATCATTACTACTACCACCAGCTCTTTCAGCCCAAATGAAATTACCATTAGGATCAAGTTTTGCGATAAAAATATCACGCCCCCCACTTGCAGTTAAAGTATAATTCCCGAAATCAGCTGTATCTGCAAATTGCCCTGTAATATAAGAATTACCTGAATTATCAACGGCGATACCACGTCCTTCGTCATTATTACTACTACCACCAGCTCTTTCAGCCCAAATGAAATTACCATTAGAATCAAGTTTTGCGATAAAAATATCATAGCTATTACCACTTGAATCTAAAGTACCTGCATTCCCGAAATCAGCTGTACCTTCAAAGTACCCTGTAATATAAGAATTACCGAAATTATCAACGGCGATACCATAACCAAAACCTATGTCATTTCCAGAACTACCAGCTCTTTTAGCCCACTCAAAACCTCTGTCGGCGACTTTTCTTTTAACTCCAGCTTCTTCGAGAGTATAACTTTCTATATACACGGTTTCGCCTTTACTCAAAGTTTTACTAAACGATAAGTTCCGTAAATATTGAATTTCTTTATCTTCTTCTGTAGTTGTGAATGTTAAAATTGCGTTGTCTTCTATACCTATACCTACAAATTCTCTATTTCTTACACTTTTAATTTTTGTTAATTTATAATTTTCATCCAAGTAATATTCTATACCGGGTTCTATAGCTTCATCAAATGTATCTATTAATTTTGTAGAGTCCGGAAATTGAACTCTTGATAGTTCACCGGGATTTGAAGTTTCAGATAAAATCCCGGTTTTACTACTGATAAATACTTTCGAATTAATTTTAGCTACAAAAATACCAATACTACCCCCGCTCGCTTCTATAGTACCAGCGTCATTAAAATCAGCAGTACCTTGAAATCGCCCTGAAACATAAGAATTACCTAAATTATCAACAGCAATACCACGTCCTTCATCAGTTCCCGTACCACCAGCACTTAATGCCCATTCAAATCCTGTACCGTTAGACGTAGTTTTAGCTACAAAAATACCAACACTACTCCCAGATGCTTCTAAAGTACTGGCACCACTAAAATCAGCTTGATTATTGAAAAATCCAGTGATATAAGCACACCCATTACTATCAACAGCAATACCACGTCCTTCGTCAATTGAACTACCACCAGCACTTAATGCCCATTCAAATTCTGTACCGTCTGACTTAGTTTTAGCTACAAAAATATCTCTACCAGATGCATCTATAGTACCAACACCACTAAAATCAGCTTGATTAGTGAAAAATCCAGTGATATAAGCACACCCATTACTATCAACAGCAATACCACGTCCTTCGTCATCTCCCGTACCACCAGCACTTAATGCCCAATCAAATTCTGTACCGTCTGACTTAGTTTTAGCTACAAAAATATCTCTACCAGATGCATCTATAGTACCAACACCACTAAAATCAGCTTGATTAGTGAAAAATCCAGTGATATAAGCACACCCA